AAAGGCAAATAACTAGTTGCCTAATAATTAAGCAGTGACTCTACCCTCACCTTTTGGATTTCTAGCCTCCCCAGAATTATCTGGTGAATTTGCTGATCTTTCCTGAGTTCTTTGTCTAGAATTCATTGCTTGTGCTGTTTGTTCGGCTGCCTGTTGCGGTTTTAATTGTACAACTGCATCTCCGCTTTCCATAGGAATCATACCCTTTCTAATTCTAACTTCATTAGGGGTAATTACCTGCATTCTTAAATATCTTTCGTCAATCTTAGATTGAGTATCCTCATCAGTTAATGTTAATTCATTGAATTTAAGAATTAATGCATCTGTTTTTTCTGAAATGATTCTATTTAATTTCTTTTCTAAAATATCTTGGGCTGGACGACAGACCTGCTCTTTAAACATTTTATCTGCATCTCTAGCTGAGGCAAGACTTACACCTTCTGGAACTCCAATTTTATTAATTGGAACTCTATGTGCTAATAATATTTCATCTCTATTTGATTTACGATATACGTTAAATGAAGACTCTTGAGCGTTTGCCTCAATTGGTTCCATTTTAAATTCAACCTTAGAGTCTGATGTATCTGCTGGTAGTGGTACGTATAGGGATCTATGATTCTTACCTTTTAATCCTACCTGGAAAAATTCAAGTAATTTACGTTCTGACTCTGGCGATAACTTTGCACCTTTTACCGTAATAATATAACGAGGCACTGCCTTATTTTCAAAATAATCTAAATTATATTTACCAGCAAATTCATTTCCTGCCATAGCATTTTGTGCTGCAATGATATCTGGAATGCCGTAATAGTTATTCATTGGAGTATATTTCTTTAAATGAATAATTTCATTTGGACGATCTTCTACGCCTGAAATTGGATTAGGTGTTTCTGTGTCTCCAAAATTTCTAAAATATACAGCCTTGCCATAAAGCAATTGAATGAATCCATCACGCAAACGACGAACACGCATTGTCTTTGCTGGAATATGTCCGATATATCCAATATTACCTGCAGTGGTTCTACCAATTTCAATAAAACCATTTCCTGTAGCTTCTAGATCTGTGTATGCCTTAATTAAAGTTTCTGTGAATGTTTCTTCTTCGTTTGTTTCTTCTAGCCAAGTATCTAAGTCTTGACGTAACTTATTTAACTTACGACGAGCACGATCTAATTGTTTTGGATCTTCAATATTATCTAAAGCATCATTAGCCTTTTTAGTCTCAACAAATGTATAACCAAGTCCTACAATATTTGCAACTTTGGCATTAATAGCTGCGTAATTGTATGGTGATATTTCATAAATCTTTGATAAATATTCTAAGTTGTATGGTGGTTGCACAAGGTCAAACATTGCATAACCAGTAACTGCCTGTTGTAGTAAATTCTGTTGAGTTCCAGTTCCATCTTGACCAACAAAACGCTTAGTAAACTCTCTAGACATTTTTCTACGAAAAGATGTTCCTAATCCATTAACTTTTTTTAATTCTTCGCCTTCAATATTAAATGGGTCTGCATCGACTACAACTTCTTTATTATTAAATTTTACCCAATCAGCAGAATTTGAAATATCAATTCTTTGTGTTGAATCTGGTTCGTCGTCAATAAATTCCATTATGGCTTTCCTCCATTTTTTAATGAGTCTTTATAAACACCTATGTCTAGTGGATCTGGTGTTAGACCCCAGTCAAGTCTTTGCTTCTGGTATTCGAATTCTTCATCATCAATTTTACGTCTACCAGATAAAAATTTTGGCTGTCCCTCATAAATTCCATATGATCTTACTTCTCTTGCAAGAGCATCTATTCTGGATCGGTTTCCTTTTTTAGAAGTAATTGATAAAAAGTTACCATCATCGTCGCCTATCCATCGTCCATCTGGCATTTCCCAGACATAAATTCCAAGCGTGGTCTCTTCTATGACTTGCTGATTCATTCTTTTAATATCCATTAGGTATTAATTCTACCATTCTTTTGGGTTAAAGTCCATCTTTTTGTCAAGCCTTGTGACAAAATTATACGTTTTGTATCACAAGCCAGTCATTATTATATAGGTTGACAGAGTTTTCTGACATAGATATGGTAGCCCCAATGGATTGATATGAGGACTTGCTTGTATATAAATTATAATGTTCAATTATTTTATTATAATCTAGGTTATTCTCATAAAATGACATATATTGATAAAGGGCTCTTACTGATCCAGTAGACTTATAGTTAATTGTAAATATACTGTCATCTGCCTCTGTAAAATTAATAATTACATGGTGTAGGTTATTTTCTGTAAATATACTAGATATACTGGTTTCAGCAGTAACATCCTGGCCATTTACAAATATGGACTCTATGTTTGTTTTATTTATTGAACCATTTTGATTCCATGAGTATTCTGTATTATCTGACTTAATTAGTCCACTCTTTAATATAGCATCTGGGGTATAGAAAAATTCTATAGTTTTATATGCCTTGCTTAAATTAACATAAAATCCAGAATTTTCTGGCACCAAAATTCCATTTCTTGAATCTTTATGCATTATTGGATATTTATTTAATCCTAAATAATAATCACATTCATCTATTTTTGATATATAGCTAGAGCCATTTTGTGAAAACATACTTTGTATATTATAAAAATAAATAGACAAATTATATAATCTTGGTAAATATTTACTAGCATCTGCAGATGATAGTGTAACTCTTATATATATAAATCTTTGTTCGTTAAAGTCTGAATATGTATACTGTGGAATCGCCTCTCCATTTTTACACTCTATATATGATATATCATCTAAGCTTGACTCTACTTTAATTCCATTATTTCCATACCATTCAATTTTTGAAGAATCCATACTTATACCATTTGGTATTGATATTAAATCTGTAAATATAACTTCTTTTTCTAGTGCTGTGTCTACTTTGGCAATCTGAATATATTCTTCTACTTCATCATAATATAAATCATTAGTTAAAAAGTTTTCCCATGATTTATCTAGTGGATATGAATACTTAAATGATGTTTTTAATGAATTATCGTAAAATTCAAATATTTCTCCATTATCTGGATTTACTATTTGAGATGGAATTGTATATCCTTTATCTTGATAATGATCTAATATTTGAGATGAAGATAATGAATATCTATATACAGCAAAATCATCTGCCAGAAATACATCATCTATATCTTGTGTAGGGCCAGATTTAAGTAATATATCATTGTTAGTAAATGGATTATCTAATATCTGTTTTGCTGCTACCATTTCTCCATTAATATAAATATAGGCATTTAATACAGAATATACACAAACTATGTGCAACACCTTATTTGTAAAAGGAATAGTATACTCTAATTTATCTTGATCTAATTTAAATATAATATTGCTATTTTGCCAAAATATACCTATATCATTTTCTGCATCGCCAAATATAGTTATTTCATTATCTGTAACTATTTCTGGATCTATCCAGCATTCTAATGTGAAGTCATTATCATTGTAATATTTTGTAGCAAATCCACCTTCAGCAGATTCTTTATAATAACTATTTACAATTGGCATTTCTATACTTTTAGTAGACGATATATCTACAGCATACTGTCCTCCTGGGGATAATGGAAAATGTTGTTTGCTATTATTAAAATCTCCTACGTATAATCCATTATTATTACATCCAGAACTATCTGTCACTATATAATTAATACTTCCATATTGATTATAATTATCTAATAAATCTTGATAGGTGCTAAAGTTTTCTAATATGTCATTAAAATCAAATGTTGCATTTATAGCAACATCGTCTAATTGCCAAAATCCTATTGGATAATCTTTTAATATTTTTAGATAATATGACATATTTTATCTCCTACAAACAAAAATCTAACGTTCCACCAGAGCATGCCCCAGAGCAACTATATACAGAAGTATAAAAACATGTTTTACCGCCAGATCCAGGTGCTGATCTGAAACAAGTTTGACCTTGTAATGGATTACATGTGAAATATGGTCCAAAAGATGGCGGAAAGAATGGCGGAAAGAATGGCGGGAAAAATGGAAAAAATGGAAAGAATGGTGGCGCTACATAATTATAATATTTTAGAGATACAGTACTACCAATTATGACTACAGTTCCAGCTGCTGGTGATTGTTCAAATACTTTTGTATTATCTGCGGATACCTCAGTGCTTGTTGATGTATCTGAATAGTTTAATCCTAAATTTGTTAATGCATTTCTTGCATCTGTTATAGATAATGTACTTAAATCTGGAACAGTTACTTTTCTAGTACCTTTTTTACTACCATGATCTTTTGCCATTTTAAGAACTCAAATCGCCAGTTACAACCCAAAGATTATTTCCTCGTTTTATTAATGTTGCTGAAGACCATTGTGCTCGTAATTTTAATCCAGGTGTTCCATTTACTGTTACGCCTGTGTCTCCCGCAATTGTAACTTGAGAAGATCCTGTTTGAATAACATCTACTGTTGATCCGTTGGCAAATGTTTCAGAATCGGTTGGTATTGTTAATGTTCCACCACTAGACATTTCTATTAATTTACCTAGGTCTGATGCGACTAAAGTATATGAATTTGATTTTTGAGAAATAGTAAATACTGCAGTTAAATCTTGTCCGTCATTTCCTGCTGGTCCAGTTGCGCCAGTTGCGCCAGTTGCGCCAGTTGCGCCAGTATCACCCTTATCTCCTTTTTCTCCTTGAATACCTTGAATTCCTTGCTCACCTTGTGGTCCTTGAATTGTTCCAACATTTAACCAAGAAGATGTATTTATTGACCACACATATAAATCTCCAGCAACTAAATATGCATCTCCCGCTGAACCTGTTGGGTGTGCTGCTTGTAATGCAGAAAGAGATGAATATGATCCAAGAATGTTTACGCCAGTTCCTTGTGGACCTGTAGCGCCTTGTGGTCCTGTTTCTCCTTGAGGGCCTTGATCTCCTTGTGGGCCTGTAGCACCTGTTGCTCCAGTATCACCTTTATCTCCACGAGGAATTGTAAAATTAATAGTTTGTGTAGGAGATGTTCCCGTAATTGTAACTGATGCGGAGGATCCTGCATTACCTGTTGTTACTGTTCCTACTGATAAGGTATTTGCTGGTCCTGGTTCTCCCTGAATTCCTTGCTCACCCTGTATTCCCTGTTCACCTTGTGGGCCTGGGTGTGCATCTAAATATGCATCTACGTCTGCAGCTAAGTATCCCAGATCTCTTGGAACATCTGGTGTATCTGTGTATTGAGGATATCTAAAACCTTTACCTGTTGAACCCATTTTTTAATTATACCACCTTGTTAGTTTTACGCCAAAATCCAGGACACATATATTTTACTCCAGATTCAATTGGTAATGACTCATGATAGTATGGTTCTACAGATGGAAAAATAACTATGCTTCCAGGTTCTGGTTTTATTTTTATATCTTGTTCTTTAAAGTATAAATCTCCGCCTTCATAATTATTGTTTAAATATAAAACAACGGATATATTGGGATTATCTCCGTTTCCATAATCATCTACATGAGGACCCATAGATTTTCCAGTTAAATATTTGCTTATTGATAATGGCATTAGAGATCCAATGTCTATATTATAATCATTAGCATAACTTAAAGAAGATTCTGTAATTGCTTTTGTTATAGTTTTATTTATATATTGAAAGTCTGGGTCTGTTTCTTGGTCTACATTATGACTAAATCTTTTTTGATATCCAAATACATAAGGAGGCTCTCCACTTGCATGCCATTCTTTCCATTTTGTAATACTTGTATTTTCTGTTGACTTAGTATCTGATTTTTCAATTACATCTATTAGTTCGTTTGGGTTATTTATTATATTTTTATAATAATGTATTTTTCCATAACGCTCTACATTAGGCATACTTGTTTCCTTTTAGCCATTCTTCTTTTTGAGCAGCTTGTTCAAGCCTTACTTGTCTTTCTTCTTCTTTCCATCTTTCTAATGTTTCTTCATCATAAACTAAATCGGCAAAGTCCCAAAATGATACCATTGTATATCTTGTTCCCTTAGTAATTTCAGAAACACCATGAATATTTTCATATCCGCCAGGGAATACGTAGTATGAATATTTATTTGGCTTAAAAGATAAATAAGGATTCATCTCATTATCTTTATCACAAAAGTATAAATTTCCACCTTCGTAATCGTCATTTAAATAAAGAATTCCAACATATTTATTTATTTCAAATGCATTTGGTTTACCAGAGTTATCTGAGTTATCTGAGTGTGGTGATGCAAATCCTCCGACATCCCACTTTTGAGCATGAGATGTATTTGCTCTGACTTTTCTACCAAAAACCAACTCTACTGTTTCTTGATATTTATTTTTTAATTTATCAAAAAATCCTTCTGGTAAATCAAACTTTTTCATTGTTTCTGCGTCAGTTAAGATACCTTTTCCAGATGATCCATAAAATGCAATATCGCCCCAATCAACATTACAGTTTTCAAAAAAGTTAATCATTTTTGGAACAATATCTGCATCTATAAAATTAGGTATTTCTACAATTTTATTTGTATAAACACCAAGGGATCCAGCTTTATTTTGAGGAACTTCTTCATCTTGTAATATATTAAATTTATTTATATCTAAAACGTCTATCATTCCATCTTTCATATTAGTTTCCCTTTTCTTAAATTTATGAGTTCCATCACAATATGGATAGGCATTAGATCTTCCACATGTACATTGTCTCATTTATATTGCTCATTATCTTTTCCAAAAAATTCATGATGATATTCGCCATGAAGTTGATTCATAAATCTCTCTTCTTTTATTCTTTCTTCTTCCATTTGGCTCCAAATTTCTTTTCCAAACTTTTTTTCATTTTCTATCCATTCTGGTGAGCCATCGTAATCAAACTGCCAAAATGATCTTATCATATATCTATCATTTCCATTTGCTTTTCTAACTCCATGATAATATGGAGGCACTGAGGGGAATACTATAACATCTCCCTTTTGTGGTTTATGAGATATATATTTATCGTCTATTTTAAAACAAATTTCTCCATCTTGATAATCATCATTTAAATAAAATGTTGTTGTCAGTCCAAATTTAACTCCTGGTATATCTTTTTCGTTTTGAACATAATCTGTATGGTAATTCATGGCATAATTATCTGATATACCAGATCCATTTAAATATCTATTAACTGAGGCCGAATTCTTTACCCAGTTTGGAAAATCTATATCTTTATGCATATTTAAAAAATGATTTGTTACATCATAAAAGATTTCTCCAAGCTCTTTAGTTAGCTTTGATAAAATGTCATCATTTGGAGTATTTTCTTGCCACGATCTAGATTTTATATATTCTTCTCTTGTTGGAAATTTATTAAATTTAATTGGAGCTTCTTGAAGAGGAAGCATTTCTCCAAATGTATACCATTGCTCCCAACCAATACATTGTTTTGATTTTTCTAAAAAATCATCAACATTACTAAATACATTCCTGTATACGTTAATTTTTGGATATATTTCAATAAACTCTAATTCTTTATTCATGGTTGCTTATCACCTGTGTGTTTTAGAATTGTCCAGAAAAATGGTATTACATATCTTATTCCATCTGTTATCTCTTTAACTCCATGACTATATCCTATATCTCCTGGAAAGAAATAAGCTGCTCCTGGTTTTGGCTTAAACTCAATTCCTTGATTTTTAAAATACAACTCTCCACCTTCATAGTCGTCATTTAAATAAAATAATCCAGCTAAATCATACCAAGGAAAATCATTTGGCTCTCCATTTTGTAATTGCTTATCGGCATGTGGTTCTTGGCGATAACCCTTCATCCATCTAACTATTGCTGGGCTAGTTGGCTTTGCATCTACATTAAAAAAGTTGTCTACTTCAATTTTAAGTCTATCAACAAGACCTTGAATTACTATAGAAATTTGAGGGTCTATTTTATCTAAGATTGGTCTTGAAGCAACACGATTATCCCAATATGATGCGTCATAAATTACAATACCGTCTTCATTATAATGTGTTTCTGTCCTATCCCAGCTATCAATAGATTTTGCAGAATTAAGTAAAAAAATTCTTTCTTCTTCAGTCATAAAATTTTCTCTAGACTGAATATTATCTGGCGATGTTCCGAAAAATCCTGATGGGGTTATCGAAACTCTATTTTCCCAATTTTGAGGGCCGTTAGCTAATTCTTTATCCATATAGTCATTATACCATTCTACTCATAAGTTCTTTTAGACCAAACTTCATTTTTATATACTCCACCATCTTTTATTCTATATTTGTCACTATTGCTTTGATTTTTTTTGTAAAGATTATTTGGATTTTCAATAAATACTTCTGATTTCCAGTCTTCTCTTTTAAATGGAAATATTTGTGCATAAGGTGTTCCTGCTGGGATAACGCCTTCAAAACCTTTAATTATAAAAAATGGCATTGTTCCTGGTAAATTAATTTTATCATTATCTACAATACCAGTTGTCATTAAAAATGGTAAATCAAATCTATTAAATGGAGTTGTATACAATGCGCTATAGCCCTCTGGTAATTCTATTGCCCAGTCTGGATACCATGCAAAGTGTTCTTTATAATATCCTTGAGGATGAACAAATTGTGGCATAGGTTCTCTTTGAGAACAAAAATCTTTATATTTATCATCTAATATTTCTACAGATATTCTATTATTCTGTAAATAAAATTTTATATCACATGGAGTTCTTAAAACATAACCACTTGCTAATATATCAAATATAGCAGGACATGCTTTCCATGTTGGAATCTTACCTCCATCTGGGCCTTGCCAGTAATCTTTAGTTATTGGATTAATGGCAAACCTATCTGCCTTCCTAAACCATTCTGGCATTTCTTTAATAGCAGGAGCTGGTACAGACATGCTATCTTTATTTAGCCATGGCCTATTTGAAATAAATTTAATTTTATTAGACATTTTTATTTTTATCTGTATTATCTATAACTTTTAACTTTAATGATTTAACTTCATGTTCACCAATAGAATTACCATTTTCATCAATTGCATCTCTATACCAATCTGTCCATTTTCCAGATTGATTTACAACTTGTGCTGCGTCTCCATAGCTTTTTGTTTTTGCTGCATATTCTTCTGTGTGAACAAAATCATTAATTTCTATAGACTCGTCCTTTAATGATGTTAAAGAAATTGGAATAATTGTTGCAATAGGTTCGCCAGCTTTTATAATAATTTCTTTATTTGGTATTTTTGCCTTTATTGCTAATGGCAACTCATTTGGATAGAATGAAGTACTTATTAATGAAGACATAACTTCAAAATCTTCATAAAAATAATTAGGGCAATTAATTGTTAATAGGCTAATATCTTTTTCTGATCTAAATATTAAGCCAGTCATAAAGCTAACCGTTCCTTGACCTCTACCAGTATAACTATATTCTTTTCCAGATAAAATTTCTACAGTATCTGGTGTAGTGTCTGTTATTCCATTCCATTTAAAAGATATATCTACTGGTGATGATAGTGTCCATCCTACTGTATTTGCTATTGTAACTGGGAAGCAGTGATAAGCATGTTTTTCTGGAGTATCCTCCATCCATTGTCTTTTAACTGATAATGGTTCTACTATAAAAGATTTTGGATTTGTTTTGTATGCTTTTAATATTGACACTAGTTTCCGCTATCTTCATACATTTGTGGAGTATGATATTTAGCACTATAATCTAACATAGTTACAATAGAATATTTTGTTCCAGAATGTACTTTCTTAGCTTGATGAGGATACATATAATTAGATGGGAATATATATAGGTCCCCAGCCTTTGGTTTAATATTTAAGCCTTGCAATCTAAAATATAATTCTCCGCCCTCATAGTCATCATTTAAGTATCCAACTAAAGATACTGTGCAGTTATATGAAAAACCATGATCATGATGTTCCATAAAGTGATGCCCTGGAACATACTTAATAAAATTAAATGCTTCCCAATATCTTAGTTGATGTATATTAAATTTTTTACAATAGTCTGCTACTGCTGGAGCTTGTCTATCGTAACAATCTTGCCATATTCCTTGCATTGCTAATGAAATTTCTGATGTGTCGCTTTCTATATCAGACTTTTTATATTTAAAATCAACACAGTCTCTATAGTCTGGCATTCTCTCTTGGTATCCCACATATGCTGGTTGCCATGTCCAACCCTCAGTATTACCACTAAGTTGATTTTCTAACCTATTAATAATATCAAGTTCTTTAGTAAACACATCTCTATATACCCAAATTCCAGATCCTAGATCTTCTGCTTTAGACCAAGTAATTTTGTTTTCCATTTATTCTCCTTTATGTCCTAGTAAATTAATATCCATCATTACAACAACAGAATATTTATCACCAGATATCATAGGTTCTGATGAATGTTCGTATATATAATTTGATGGGAATATTACAATATCGCCAGCTTTTGGCTTATATACAAGTTTATCTAATCTTGGAAAAGCTATCTCTCCACCCTCATAGTTATCATTTAAATAAATTACTGCTGAAACTGTGCAATTATACGCTGGTCCGTGATCTGCATGTACTCTAAAGTGCTGTCCTGGTCCTGTGTATTTAACAAAATTAAATGCTTCATAATATACAACATTAATACCCCAATATTGACAATAATCATCTACACATTTTTTTAATATATCATAAATAGATTTATGCATATCTAGTAAATCTGCATTGTTTTCATTTCTTTCGCCTAAGTTTTCTGGCTTGAATTTGAAGTCAACGCAGTCTCTTGCAGATTTTATAGGTTTATCTGAAGTTGTTACCTGTGCTTCAGACCACTTATAAGTTGATCCATTAGTTAATTTAGATTCTAATATATTTATGGAATTATTACAAATATCATTTGGTATAGCTGATTCATAGATATTTAAACCTATTCCTGGATTTAATACTTTGATATTATTAAATGATCTATTTATTCTTACAGAGGTAGACTCTGAACGATCCTTTGTAAACCAAGGATTACTATCTATGTCATAAATATCTTGCATTTTAATCTTTCTGTTAGAAATATATTATATATAATATATTTTAGTATGTCAAGAATATCAAACCCCCTTTCGGGGGTTTGATTATTAATTAATTACTTATTATGAGTTAGTATAGTTCCAGCAAAGTACCAATTGTATGGATCGCAACTAAATGTATAAACATCTTTTGCAACATCTAAAGTATATTTATTTACTTTATTTACTACAACTTGATTTATTGCTTCCTCTGTTACTACATTTTCATGTAGTGCTTCAAGATCAATATTTATTAATATATCTCCTTCTTGAACAGAGCCTGCTTCTACTACACGATATTCTTCATTTCTTTTTACGAATATCGGATGAGTTTCGGTAAATTGAGTTTCTTTATTTTCGTTAAAGTAAACTCTATCTTCCTTATCTGAAGCAATCACATTTGTTACTGTGGTCGATACAAATTTTGAATTAATCTTTAAATCTTCAACATTTATATCTAGTGGTGATGCTGGATGGTTTTGACTTAGTGCTTTTAGGTCTAGGCTTAACAAGGTATCTCCTATTTGAATTAATCTAGCTTGTTTTGGACCTTCGCTAGTCAAAATTAATGTATCTCCATCGACACATCTAGCAAAGTATGGACCGAATCTTGGTGGAAAGAACGGTGGGAAGTATGGGAAGAACGGTGGGAAGTATGGGAAGAACGGTGGGAAGTATGGTGGAAAGAACGGTGGGAAGAACGGTGGGAAGAACGGTGGGAAAAATGGTGGGAAGAACGGTGGGAAAAATGGTGGGAAGAACGGAAAGAATGGTGGGAAATATGGGAAGAACGGTGAAGTTGTTGTTATTTGAGCTGTAGTTGCTGCTGCAGATGTTCCGTTATCATTAATTGCATAAATGCTATAACTTTGTGTTGTTCCACCAGTTTCTGATATTGAATATGGTGATGTAACATTTAAATACTCTGGACCTGGTGTTCCATCACCTGAAGGTGGTTGAGTAGATGGATCACTAGATATAATCTTATAAGAAGTTATTGATTTTCCGCCAGTTGCACCAGCTGTCCATGAAACAATATCTTCATTTGCGTTTGGTGAAGAAACTGATGGTGTTTGTGGTGCTTGAGGAACTGTAGTTACAGTTACAGAAGATGATGTCGTAGACTCTGAACTTCCCGCACCATTAGAAGCAATAATAGTAAATGTATATGAAGAATTTGAAGAAAGACCAGTAACTTGATATGTAGTATTAGATGTTGTATATGTTGATGTAGTTGGGGTTGTTGTAATACTGTAAGATGTTGCTTCTGGTGAACCTGCTGGTAGTTCCCATGATAGATTTACTGCACCATCATTATATGCTCTATTAGTTCCTACATCTGTGGCAGTTAAATTAATTACTGCTTTTGGTTCTAAAAAGTCATTAGATGCCTGTGAACGTCTACCAGCTCTTTTACTCATTTATAATACCCCTTATGCCTTAAGGTCTCCGTATACTACCCAAGCATTTTCTCCACGCTTAAATAGAGTACATGATGACCATTGTGTACGTAATTTTAATCCTGGCGTAGCGTTTACAGTTACTCCAGAATCCCCTGCAATTGTAATTAATCCTGTATTTACTCCAAGTATATCTAATGTTGTTCCTATTGGAAAGGCAACTGCTGAATTTGTTGGAATTGTAATTGTTACAGGACTTGTTGAGTCTACTTCAATTAATGAATCTCTTTCAGTTAATGCTGAAAGGGTGTAGTTTCCTGTTTTTGAAATAATTTGAGTTCTTGAAGGAACACCTTCTTTAGTTTGTGTGCCATCTGTAAATATAATTCCTGCTGCAGTTAAATTATTTAATTCAAGATCATCTAATGATCCCTGTGTAAAATCAACTGTTGTTGCTGGTTCGGTTGTTACACCTTTAAATAATTTCCACTCATTAGCAGAAACATCTCTTACGATACCAGCATGTTTTGCTGTGCCGTCGTTATACCCAACAACAATACCTATATCTACAGTATTGCCTACATTTCCATGAGCAAGTTGTATTAAATTATCTTCAATAGTAATAGATGTTGCACTTGCTAAAAATTCTCCAGAATTTACTGTAACATCTCCGTTTATAATAAGGTCTCCAGTAGTTACTGTTCCAGTAAAAGTTGGTCCAGCTAAATCTGCTTTTAAGTCTAGTGCATTTTGTGTATCTGTTGAAATTGGTTTTGATAAATCTGATGTATTATCTACGTTATTTAAACCAACCATAGTTTTATCTATTCCGCTAACAGTTCCAGTAAATGTTGGTGAATTAATTGGAGCTTTTAAATCAATTGCATCTTGAAGATCTGAACCTGCATCATCTACGTATGTTTTAGTAGCAACGGTTGAATCAATTGCAATTGTTACTGGGGCAGAGCCGTCGTAGGATGTTCCACTTAAACCAGTTCCTATTGTTAATGCATCTAAGTCAGAACCTAAAGATTTTCCTGAAATTGTTGAATTAGCAAGTTTATTATTAGCAATAGATCCTGCAAGCATTGTATTTGTAACGGTACCTGTGTCTGCTTGAGTTACTGCATTTCCAGATATTTTATTAGGATCAATAGATGCGCCTGTTGCTATATTTGAATTTCCTATTTGTGTTGTATCTTTTGCAAAATATGTACTTTGAGCATTTGTTTGTGTTAAATAAGTATTTGAAGCATTTGTTTGTGTTAAATAAGTACTTGAAGCATCTGATTGTTTTAAGTAATTATCTTGAGCATTTGTTTGTGACAAATAAGTACTTGATGCACTTGATTGAGTTAAATATGTATTAGATGCATTTACGACTGACAGGAAAGCTGTTGAATCAACACTAAGCTCATCTCCATTTTTGATTATTCCTACTCCTGGAATAATTGTTGCAGTTCCTGAAACTTGTGTAAAATCAATATCATCTATTCCAATTTTTACGGAACCATCTGTATTTGTTCCTTCATAAATTTGAGAAAATTGTTTTAATGCATTTGTATTTCCAGCTATTACATATACAACGTCTCCCTGTGAAACATCTGCTGGTGTTTTTTCAAGAGAGTTATTATAATCTGCTGATCTAGTTAATACTGCTGCTACTCCAACAGCTCCTGCTGTTGTTACGTCATATATACCATTATGTAATAAATTTGCTTGATCTTTAACTAAAATTCTAGATCCTGCTTCTATTGCAAAACCGTCAATTTCAACTACTCCAGTTGAATTCATTGTTAGTGTTGCACCAATTCCAGTACCATTTGCATTATCTGCCGTTCCATTTGCATATGTTGCAGATAACGGAGATGTAGTTGCTAATTCTACTGCTTGATGGATGTTTAATGATGATACGACAGAGTTTAAAGCTTCTGTTGTTGCATATGCATCTAAATCAGATGTTAGTGCTATTGTTCCAGAAGCATTTGGAATTGTAATTGTTCTATCTGCTGTAGGGTCTGTTATTGTTAAGGTTGTTTCATAAGCATCTGCTGTTGATCCTTCTAGAATAATGCTTGATTTAGGAATTAATAAATTTCCATCAACATCTAATTTTGCAGGTCCACCTGCATTTCCTACGTCTGAAACTAATACATAGTCTCCTAGCGTATTGTCTAAATCTGTTGGGACAACATTCAAATATGGAAGGTCTGTCCAGTTAGCTCCGTTATTTCCAACCTTTACTTTATTAGTATCAATTTCAATACCCATTTCGCCATCGGCTAAAACGGGGTCGATACTCTCCCAATCGGTTGATTCGCCTCTGCGTATTTGAATTCTTACTGTTGAC